ATGGCAGGACAACGGTCGTTCGGGAGCATCCGCAAGCTGCCGAGCAAGAAGTTTCAAGCCCGCTACGTCGGCCCGGACCTCGCGCGCCATGCGGCACCGACCACTTTCACCGCGAAGATCGACGCCGAGGCGTGGCTCGCCGCCGAGAGGCGTCTCATAGAGCGCGACGAGTGGACCCCACCGACGACACGCGCCGAGGAGAAGGTCACCGGCGGACTCACCCTCAAGGTGTACGCAGACCGTTGGCATGACGAGACGGTCAACCGGCACAAGCCCCGCACCCGAGCCCTCAATCGCGGGTATCTCGACAACGTCATCCTCCCCGGCCTGGGAGACCACCGGCTCAAGGCCCTCAAGGTCTCCGACATCCGCGAGTGGTTCGCGGGTCTGGAGGACTACCCGACGCGGAATGCCAACGCCTACAGCTTGTTACGGACAATCCTCAATCAGGCCGTCGATGACGAGATTCTCGATGCCAACCCGGCGCGGATCAAGCGCGCGGCCGTGAAGCACCGCAAGTCCGAGCCCATCGCACTCACTCCCGACGAGATCCGCGCGTTGGCCGAGAAGATCACTCCGAGATACAAGGCCCTGATCCTGCTCGGTGGTTTCAGCGGGCTGCGCTTCGGCGAACTCACCGCGCTCCGACGATCGGACATCGACATGTCCAAGGACTCGCTGGCCGTCACGGTCCGGCGCGCGGTGGTCCGCGTCGATGGGAAGTTCGTCACCGATCGGCCGAAGTCGCGCGCCGCGTTGCGGACCGTCCCGCTACCCGAGGGACTGCGGCCTGCTCTGGAGGAACACCTCAAGACATACGTCACCGGCCGCGACGGTCTGGTGTTCACCACCACCAGCGGGGCCATAGTGTTCGCCGCGACGTTCCGTTACAGCTTCCAGCGCGCCGCCGAGGCGATCGGCAAGCCGGACCTCACCCCGCACCATCTGCGACACTCTGCGGCCACCCTGTTCGCGCAGGCCGGTGCGACGCTGGCCGACCACATGGTGCTGATGGGCCACACCTCGGCGTCGATGTCAGCGCGGTACACGCACAGCACCGAGAGCCGGACCCGCGGCCTGGTCCAGGGCCTCTGGAGTTAACCCTCCCCGTTAGCGTGTTGACGCGTGAAGTCAACACGGGCGCAACGGATCTCGACAAGTCATGTTTGACTCGATCGGACGCGTCGGCTACCGTCGTGCTCATCGCTTTCCGCGATCGGGCTGGAAGACTCGGAGAAGAAGAGGTTCACCGCAGCGCAGCGCCGTAAAATGGGCCAGGGCAAACCCTGGGACCACGGAGTGATTTCTACCTTCGTGATCTCAGGAGTTCTCACCGTGGCCTCTCGCAACTTCACCCCCGCGACCAAGCGGCGCAATTTCTCTACCCCGACCACGCTCGCCGAGGAACTCGGCGTGTCCGATCGCACTGTCCGGCGGTGGATCGCCGAGGGTCGACTCAAGGCAATCCGGCTCTCCGAGCGCGTCATCCGCATCGAGCCCGCCGAAGTCGAGCGGTTCCTCGCCGCTGCACAGACATCAGGGGACATCAGCCCCGACGCCGCGTGACGCGGACACGAAATACCAACCCGAACAAGGTTTTTCGTCGTCCTACTCACAAAGGCATAACCGTGACAATCTCAGCTCTACTCATCATCGTGGCCGCGCTGGCCTACCCGGCCGGTTACGGCGTCGGCGTCCTGCTCCCCCACCGTCTGGCGGGTGGTCGCCGATGAGTGAAACCATCACCCTCAGCACCGGCGAGGTGACGACCGTCCAGGGCGTCATCGCCACAGAGATCACCGAACTCAAGGCAGCGGTCAAGCGGGCGGAGAACAAGGCGGCCAGGCTCAAGTCTGACGAACTCGACAAGGAGCGCAGGCGTCGAGCCAACAAGAAGATCATCGACGCCGAGGAACGCGCCGAAGCTGCGGCGATCAACGGCACGCTCACCGATCGTCTGCTCGACGTTGACGGGTTCCTGGACGCAGAGCCACCCATGGCTCTGGTCAAGGACGTGCTCGACGGTGGCGGTACTTCCATGCTCATCGGGCACCGAGGCAGTTATAAGACCGCGATCGCCCTGGCCATTGCGCTCTGTATCGCGTGTGGGAAGTGGTGGGGACGCCACCAGACCACACGCGGACGGGTCCTCTACCTCGTTGGTGAAGGTGGCGGGCGCGCGTTCGGCATCCGGCTGGAGGCGTGGCTCAAGCATCACGGGGTCTCGCGCGACGAGATCCGGCCGTGGTTCCGCGGCGTCGATGGAGCGGTTCCGTTCATGTCTGACGCATGGGATGAGCTGGTCGAGGTCGCCAAGGACTACAAGCCCGCACTGATCGTCGTGGACACACTCGCACGTCATCAAGTCGGGCTAGAGGAGAACAGCAACAGCGACGCATCCGATGCCGTCGATAAGGCCGACCACCTCCGGGCGCAGACCGGCGCGGCCGTCATGGTGCTGCACCACCCGCCGAAGGGTGGCACCAGCGGACGCGGCGCATCGGCCTGGGAAGGCGCGGCCGATTCCGTGTTCCTCCTGACCAAGGATGAGCCGGTTCCCGGACAGGTCGAGATGACCACGACGAAACAGAAGCACCGACCGGAGACCGGCCGATGGGCATTCCGCATCGAGCAGGTGGAAGTCTCCGACAACGGCATCTGGCCCACCTCCATGGTCCCGGTTCACGCCGACCCGCTCGTTGTGGACAAGGCCGCGCTAGAGGCCAAGGCCGCCAAGGACGCCGCGCTCCAGGCCGAAGTGCTGGAGTACATCCGAGGCCGCGAGTCCGCCGACATGGCTCCGAACAAGTCAGAGTTTCGTGACCACTTCCAGGAGACCAAGCGACGCGAGTCAGCGCTCGACGCACTCGCCGAACTCCGCCGACGCGGAGAGGTCGAGGAGATCCCCGGCAAGGGCCGAGCAAGGGTGCTGCACGTCGTCGCCGATGCCAAGATCCTGCCGTTCTCAGCACGGAATGAGGGCACCGATGCCTGATCTATCCGCGCTCTATCCGCGCAAACATCCGCGCAACAGCCGTCCACCGTAGCGCGGATAGCCGATGCCGCTTGACCTGCAAGAACAGACCTATCCGCGCATCCGCGCTTATCCGCGTTCTATCCGCGCAACTATCCGCGCTATCCGCGCTGGGCCTGTAAGGCCCGGAGTGGTGGATAACAGCGGCGGTGGAAGACAACCAAGGAGAACAACCTCGTGAGTGACCACATCGACAACCCCATTCTGACCATCATGCTGAGGGCATTGGCCCGCGAGGCAGCTCGACAGCATCCCATCCAGATTGTGCAGACGGCATCGGGTGGGTTCGACGTGATGCTGCGCCTTGACGGCACCTACACCTACCGCGAGCACGCCGAAGGCGTCGCCGAGTTCCTCACTGACGCACTGCACGACGCCGCTCGACCTCCAGGCATCCTGTCGGCCGCCGACGCCGACGTAACACCCGGCTCAGGCATCGGAGATCTGCTCATCGCCATGGGCGAGCACCGGCAGGACTGCGACCAGTGACAACAGCACGCATCCCCGGCGTCGATATGCGTCTGCGGCATCGGGGAGATCCAGCAGCCGAGGAGGTGCTCACCCTTCGGGAGTGGTGCCTGGAGCTGGCCGACATGTTGGACGACTGGCTCGACGGCCGCGAGCGCTTGCGACAGCAGCAGGCCGGGCAACGAGAAGCAGCAGAACACCGAGCACAGACCGAACACCTACGACACCGGAGGCAACACCCGTGACCACACAACAACCCCGACGACTCGACACCGACGACATGAGGGACGCACTCGCGTACATGCGCGCCACCGTGCTCGGTGACACCGCCGGCCGAATGGCGATCGCCACCAACTGCGACCCCGCGCACATGCTCGACTGCCTAACCGCGTACGCGCTCGGGCTCGCCGAGCAGGCCGTCGAGGGCGGACCACTCGCCTGGCTCGACATGCTCACCCAGAACGTCGGCGCGCTCGACCGACTGATCGACGCTGCACGCGAGCACCGGCTCGATGAGGACGGTGACTGATGCCTCCCCGACCCTGCACCGTCTGCGGTGAGCCCCACCATGGAGCGGGCAGGTGCCCCGACTGCGCACGTGCAGCAGACGCGCGACGACCGAGGGCATCGGCGACCTCGCGCGGGTACAACGCACGCTGGGAACGTCTCAGCGCCAAGGCACGTCGGCTCCAGCCATTCTGCTCGGACTGCGGCACCCGCGAGGACCTCACGTGTGACCACTCGCCGGAGGCATGGGACCGGACCGCCCGCGGGCTGGCTGTCAGGCTCCGCGATGTCGATGTTGTGTGCCGAGGGTGCAACGCGCGACGTGGGGCCGCGAGAGGACCTCTCAGCCCCCAGGGGAGGCACCCGCTCGCCGACCCCTCCCGGACTCCGCCGGTTAGGCAAGAACGCGATCTCACACCGCTGACCTGCGGTGACCCGCGACAGTCTCAATATGTGGGACACTTGGACCGGGAGGTGAGACGGTGAAGGCAGGACCGAAGGGCTCACGCGATGAGTCGCCGCTGGCGTGGAAGACCCGCGCGAAGGGTGCTCGCCAGTTCGAGTTGTTCGCGGCGCGCTACCTCATCACGCCGAAGGGCACAGGTGCCCGGACGCCGGTGAAGGTCCGGCCGTGGCAGCGGCAACTTGTCTCGACGTTGCTCGATGACCGCGTGCCGCTGAACGTGTGGGTACTGCCACGTGGACAGGGAAAGTCAACTCTCACAGCAGGTTTGGCGTTGCATCACGTGTTCATGTCCGGCGTGGAAGGTGCCCGCGCGGTCATCGTCGCCCAGGATGAACGGTCGGCGATGAGGTTGTTGGCGACCGCTGCCCGCATGGTGAGCCTCAATCCCGAGCTGGAATCACGCGCGATGACCTACAAAGACCGCATCGTGATACCCGGATCGGACTCGCAGATCATCGCACTACCCGGTGAGGCTCACCGTGTGGAAGGCGAGGACGCATCGCTGGCGATCGTTGACGAGATCGGGTTCGTCCGACGCGACGCGTACGAGGCGACGCTCCACTCGACGGGTAAACGGGAGGGCTCGCAGCTCCTCGCGATCGGTACACCGTCACCACCATCCTGGCGCGACGTGAGTCCGCTCATGGACCTGGTACTCGACGGCCGCGCCAACCCCGACAGTGAATCGTTGCGACTGGTCGAGTTCGCCGCGCCGATCGGCTGCGACGTAGACGACGAGGAGGCATGGGCGGCGGCCAATCCTGGCCTGGATGACCTTGTGCAGCGCTCGACGTTGCGCGCGTCCCTGCCACCCAGGAGCCGCGAGAGCGAGTTCCGACGCGCTCGGTTGGGCCAGTGGGTCGAGCACGATGACTCATCGTTCCTGCCTCAAGGCCAGTGGGCATCGCTGGCCACCGGGGAGGGCATCGGCAAGGGTGCCCGCGTCGTGCTCGCGCTCGACGGCAGCCACTCGCAGGACGCGACCGCGATCGTTGTGGCGACCGTGAGCGATCGGCCTCACTTCGATGTCGGTGGGCTCTGGGAGCCGCCGGAGGGCAACGCCGACTGGCGCGTCCCGATTCTCGATGTCGAGAACCGCATCCGCGAACTCTGCCGTGAGTACCAGGTGGTCGAGATCGTCGCCGATCCGTTCCGGTGGGCTCGCACACTGCAAGTCCTGGAGGGTGAAGGGCTCCCGGTTACCGAGTTCCCCCAGAACGGACCCCGGCTCACACCGGCCACCACCGAGCTGATCCAGGCCTGCGGCAACGGTCTGGTGACACACTCAGGCAACAAGGATCTCGCGCGCCATGTGTCGAACGCGATCGTCACCGAGGACGCGCGGGGAATCCGGCTCGACAAGTCGAAACGAGGCAGCAACCGCCGCATCGACCTGGCGGCCTGTCTGGTGATGGGCCACTCACGCGCCACCTGGCGAGCACACAAGAAACCGAAACGACGCCGCGTCAGATCCTTTGCGGCATAGGAGATCACAGTGACCGAAGTAAGCAACATCGAACTCGACCGCGCGCTCGACGTACGCGCCGCGCGGCTACACCTGCTCTCGCAGTATTACGCGGGCGAGCAGCCGCTCGCGTTTCTGTCCCCCGACGCCAAGAAGGCGATCGGGCAGCGGTTCGACCGCATCGCCACCAACCTCCCCCGGCTGGCCGTGTCGGCGATCGCCGAGCGGCTGCGGGTCACCGGGTTCATCGACGCCGAGGGGAAGCGGGACACCGCGCTCTGGGAGGCGTGGACGCGCTCGGATCTCGACCAGGCCTCACCAGCAGGGCACCGGGAGGCCCTGGCGATCGGTGAGGCGGCCGTCATCGTCTGGGCCAACACCGCGGGCAAGGCGGTGGCAACCGTCGAGAGCGGCCGCCAGGTCGCCGTATACCGCGATGCTGGCAGCGGGGAAACCCTTGCAGCAGTGAAGCGTTGGACAGACCTCGCACCGGACGGCACCAAGGGAGCCACCCGATGGGTCATCTACCGGCCGGATCGGATTGAGCATCTGATCGGGGACGGTGCCCAGATCACCGGCGCGAAGATCACCAAGGTGATCGACAATCCGCTCCTCGCGGTCCCCGTCGTCGCGCTGACGAATACCGATCGCCCGCTCGACGTGTTCGGCGTCTCCGAGTTCACTGACCTCATCCCCATCGTGGACGCACTGAACAAGATCTCGGCCGACATGTTGACGGCATCGGAGTACGGCGCACGTCCCCGCCGATGGGCGACGGGGCTGGAGCTGGAGGAGCAGCCGAAGATCGGCGACAACGGGGAGCCCGTGCTCGATGACGACGGTGACCCCGTGATGGAGGTGGTCAATCCGATCTCGGAGACCTCCCGGCTCATGGTCAACGAGGCCGCTGACGGCAAGTTCGGGCAACTTCCCGGCGCGGATCTGTCGGGATATGACACCGCGGTCCGGGTCCTACTCCAGCAGGCGAGCGCAGTCTCGGGCCTGCCAGGGCACTACCTCGGGATCAACTCGACGGTCCCGGCGTCTGCGGACGCGATCCGGGCCGCCGAGGCAGCTCTCACGGCACGCGCGGAGGCACGGCAAGCGGTGTTCGGCCGCGCGTGGGAGCAGGTCGCTCGACTGATCCTCGCCGTCGAGCGCGGTGGCGAAGTCGCCGACTACTCGCCGCGCGTGCAGTGGGCGGACCCATCGACGCGCTCGGCAGCCGCCGAAGCGGACGCGGTGGTCAAGCTCCATGGAGCGGGAATCATCACGACGACCGAAGCGCGCACGCGATTGGGCATCGACAACCCCGAGCAGGGACCGGCAGATGACACCACCAGCTCGACCCCGGAGGCAGCAGCGTGACCGACGACGACAAGAAGACCCAGCAGGACCCCACCGACGAGGCTCCCGAGGCAACGGAGACCACCGGCAGCGAGAGCCCCGCCAACGCCGAAACCGGCTCGCAGAACACGGAATCCGGGGACCAATCACCCCAGGGTGACTCCGAAACTCCGGCAGCGGGCGACTCAGCGGCCAACAATTCCGAGGCATCGGCGGACACTGACGGCGCAACGGACACAACGGAATCCGGCGACACCGACACGTTCTCACGCGAGTACGTGCAGGAACTCCGACAGGAGTCGGCCGGATACCGGACCCGCGTCCGCGATCTGGAACAGCAGCTCCACCGGCTCCAGGTCGAGCAGACCGGCGCGCTCGCCGATCCGGCCGACCTGCCGTTCGACGCTGCACACCTGGAGTCCCCCGAAGCGCTCCAGGCCGCGATCGACGCGTTGCTCGCCGACAAGCCGCACCTGAAAGCACGTCGGTTTGTCGGTGACGTAGGGCAAGGTAGTCGTGGCTCCGCACCCGCGGAGGTCAACCTACTCGGCATGTTGCAGGGCCGGGTCTGACAGATGGAGAAAACCGTGGCAGACGAAGACAGCATCAGGGCGAAGTGGGAGGCAGCGGTCAAGCACGTGCTCGACAAGGCAGCCAGCGACACCGCTGGGAGCCGCGTCAAGGAGTGGGCAGAGGCATACGCGTTTCTCGCCGCCAACCCCGCGCGTTACGACGACTGACAGGACAACGGACGTGTCGAACGACAACATCAACCCGGACTACGAGGAAGTCAGCAACTCGCAGATCCTGGATGAACTGCGACAGATCAACGAGAACCTCAACGGGCTCTACGAACTCCTGCACGACGGGCTGATCCTCCCTTTCAAGGACGACCACGCCAAGGCGCTCAAGGCGCTCGGCGCGATCAAGGATCACACTGACGGCATCGAGGCGAACACCTCGCGCATCGAGTGACCTCATCGTTGCCGACACCGGGCCTCATCTCATATAGTGGGATGAGGCCCGGTGCCGTTTCTGCTCGACCGCTGAGTGAGCCAGGTGCTCCAATCGCGTGAATCCTGTTCCATCACTTCACCATTGGAGAATCCCGTGGCAACCGAAACCACCACCACCAATCCGACTCTGCTCCAGGAGCAGGTCGCCAGCCTCCTGGTCCAGCCCTTGGAGGCCCAGTCCGTCGTCCTGGCCAGCTCGCCGAAGATCTTCGACACCTCCAGCCCGCTGCGCATCCCGCGACTCACCTCCGGCGCATCGGTCGGATTCGTCGCCGAGGGTGCCCAGATCCCCGAGGGCGACGTGTCGTTCGATGAGGTCAAGCTCCTGCCGTCCGATCTCAAGTCGCTCAAGGTCATCGTCCGGTTCACCAACGAACTGATCCGGCAGAGCGTGATCGGCCTGGACGCGGTGCTCAAGACCCGTCTGGTGACCGATGTCGCCAACGCGCTCGACACCGCGCTCCTGTCGGGTACCGGGGCCACCAAGACCATCAAGGGCATCGTCAATCAGGCGGGAGTCCAGACCGGCGTGCTCGACGCCGACAACCCGGACAGCTACCTGGACGCGATCGCCAAGGCGCACGCGGCCGAGGTGACCCCCAACCGATGGTTCATCAACTCGCAGGACTTCATCGCGCTGCGCAAGGCCAAGGACTCGCAGGGCCGCTACCTCCTGGAGACCGACCTCACCGCCGATGCCGTCTATCGACTGTTCGGCATCCAGGTGACGCCGACCAACAAGCTGGCCACCGGCAAGGCGATCCTGCTCGACACCAACCAGGTGGCGATCGCCCGCGATCTCGCACCCTCGGTCACCCTGCTCCCCGAGCTGTACGCGGCGACCGACGAGACCGCGATCCGCGTCGTCGCGCGGTTCGATCTCGGGCTCCTGCACCCCGAAGGTGTCGTCGTCCTCACTGCGGCCTGACGGTCCCACAATCGTGGTCCGGGGCTTGGGTTTCGTCACGGTTTCCCAAGTCTCGGGCCGCTTCACCAGGAGGCCGACATGGCAGTAACACCAACGGATCTCGTTAAGTGGCTCGGGGAGCCGACCACCGACACCGACCTCATGGCCCAGGCTGGCCAGGCGATCACCATGGCGTCGGCCATGTGCGACGCCTACACCCGCGGGCAGCACGTCAAGGCCGATGGGATCACCACCCGTCCCGGCGTCGATGCCGTGGTTCAAATGGCAGCAGCGCGAATGCTCGCCAACCCCGAAGGTCTGCGGTACTCGACCGGCGTCGTGACGTTCAATCAGGCATTCGAGGGCTTCACCCTCGCCGAGCGCATCGTCCTGGACCGCTACCGACGCAAGGCGGCCTGACCGTGCCCAGGTTGCCACTCAAGGACTCAGTGACGCTCAAGATCGGTGGCGGACGCGATGAGAACGATGATCCCATCCCGGTGCAGAACATCCCGATCCGCGCATCGGTCACGCCGATCTCCGGGGACCAGCAAGCCCAGCGCGGCCGATCGACCACGCTCACGACGTACCGGCTCACCGTGACAGATCCGCGCATCGAGCAGGTGACCACCGTCATCTGGCGAGCGCAGACGTACACGCTGGAAGGGCGAGCGATGCCCTACCGCATCGGCAGCGGCAACACCCCGCACCACTACGAGGTGATGATGTCGCTCGGGTCCGGCTGAGATACTGGTCCCACAATCGAATACGCGGAGGCCGGAAGGTTCCCGCACCACGCTGACAGAGGCCCCAGATCCGAAGATCCGGGGCCTCTGTCATGTGCTGATTGGGCACGTAGTGGGCACGGTGACCCTGATTCAGCGTGTTTACGCTGGTCAATCTGTCGGGCTGACAGGATTTGAACCTGCGACCACTTGACCCCCAGTCAAGTGCGCTACCAAACTGCGCCACAGCCCGTTGCCCTCTCGCGAGGGCCTCGACAACATTAGCCGACGGCGGCCGTTCGAGGCTAATCGCCTGGTCACGGCCGCGCCGACGGTTCTGCTAGGAGACCGTGGAGCGCTTCCGGTACCAGATCCAGCCACCGGTCACGATGAGTGCGCCGACCAACGATCCGATGATTCCACTCGGACGCAACGACAGTCCGTCACCCGAGAGCAGGCTGATCAACAGTCCGCCGACGAACGAGCCGACCAGGCCCGCGACGATGGCCAAGGTCCAGTCGATGTTCCACATGTTCTTGCCACCGATGATCAGCTGCGCGAGGGCGCCGATAACCATCCCGAATACGATGATCGCCAAGATAAGCAC